ACCTCAAGGAACATCAATTAATGTTAAAGCATCAGTAGCAACCTTAGCCCTTCTCCCATCAAGTGGTAATAGCGCAAACGATGCAAGAATTGTTGATGCAGATGGAGATCTTTATATTTGGGGTGGTACATCTTGGACATCTGCTGGCCAGATTGTTGGACCGCAAGGCCCACAAGGAATACAAGGAATACAAGGAACACAAGGATTAACTGGTGCAACTGGCCCATCTGGCGGAATAACTTTATCTGTTACTAACTCAGGGTCTGGATCTTACACAATTAATGGATCCGCTAATCCAACATTGTCTTTTATTCGGGGTCACAGATATGTAATTAATGTTAATGCATCAGGTCACCCGTTCTGGATTCAAACAGTTGCAGGTGCATATAGCTCAGCAAATGTTTATTCTACTGGAGTAACATTATCTTCAGGAACACGGGACAACGGAACAATTATATTTGAAGTTCCATTTAATGCCCCTCAACTTTATTATGCTTGCGAATATCATTCATCAATGGCTGGCTCTATTACAGTTTCTAATTTAGGCCCACAAGGAATTCAAGGAATTCAAGGTATTCAAGGTATTCAAGGAGCCAAAGGCGACACAGGAGACACTGGTGCTACTGGATCTCAAGGCGCACAAGGAATACAAGGAGTCCAGGGAACACCTGGTGCAGCAAGCACAGTAGCTGGTCCACAAGGTCCAGCAGGAACAATATCCGTTTCCTCTACAACTACATTAACCGCAGGATCAGCAGCATCTGTTACAAATTCTGGGACATCTTCAGCGGCAGTTTTAAGTTTTGGAATACCTCAAGGAACACAGGGTATTCAAGGAATTCAAGGCCCAGCAGGAGAAACCTTTCCTCCTCAATTTAGCAACTCTGGTAAATTTTTAAGTACAGATGGCACATCGCCAGTATGGACTACGGTAACAACTACACCAGCGGCGGGATCAATTACAAATGCAATGCTTGCTAATTCATCAATCTCAATTAACAACTCACCAGTAGTACTTGGCGCAAATATAAATCTTGCAACTACAGCATATTCAAATGGAACTAACGTAGCAAACTCAAATAAGATATTCTATAACACAACTGGAACGCCACCAACTGGCACTGCAGCTGGCGACTTATATATTTTCTATTAGGATAGCATATGACTATAAAAGCATATGATGGCACAAATTGGCAAAATCAAAAATCATTAAAAATTTATAATGGTTCGGCCTGGACAATTGCAAAACAAGCTTGGATCTATAACGGTACATCCTGGGTTATAAATTATCCAGAATTTCCAAGCGCTTCTTCAAATCCAGGAATTACAGTAACATCAGGTCTTGATGGAAGAATTGGTTGCACTTATGCCGCAAGTGTAGGGTCATGGGATTCTAATGATGCATATGTACCAACTTCATACACCTATCAATGGACCCGATCTAATGTTGATATTTCTGGAGCAACATCTTCTACATACACAACTGTTGCGGCAGATGCAGAAAAAATAATTGGGGTTAAAATACGAGCAAATAATCAAAGAGGAAATACAATGACTTCCTCTACCACTGGAAGCACAATGCTTCCACAAGTCACATCATTAACTGGTTCAAATACAACACAAACAGTATCCGTTCCAACAGTTTCTTTTATACCAAACGGTCTAAGCTACACTGGATCTTGGAACGCTATAACAAATGCAACTACATATGAAACTACATCAGGAGGAGCCGCAGGATCACCATCTGTTGATATTGCAAATAGATCATTTAGTGGCACTGGAACTGCGGGCTCAGCATCTTTTTCAGTAAGAGCAGTAAACACAACTAGAGTAATTTCTTTAAGTTGGCCAGCAGCAGCTGGTGCAGTATCTTATGATCTTTATGTTAACGGAACATTGTATGTAAATGTGGGTAACGTAACAAGCTACTCTTATAATCCAGCAGACGACAATGCTAGAAACTTTACCATCTACCCTAGATCAACAACTATTCAAGGCTACGGAGCATCAGTAGCATCAACAATTGCAGCAGCAGCAACACGAAGCAATTACGGAGCTGGAAGTGGAACTCTTGTTCAACCTAATGCAACTTCTCCTACTTATGCAAATGGAAGTGCAAGCACTACAAACTTATCTGTATCTTGGGGCGGAGCAACAAATGCAACAAAGTATAGAGTGTATTGGACTGGCCAATCTTCAATTTCTTTAGACCCCGCTGTGTCCTATGATTCACCAGAATGGACAGGAACTTCTGCTAGCTACAATGGATCATTTACAGAAGGAAATACTTATTATTTTTATATATCAGCATCGGGGGACAACAATGTTTGGACTCCATACGGAGCATATAAAGCATCAGGCACAGTTCCATATACCGCACCAGGTGCACCTGCTCCATCAGTAAGTGGTATAACTTCAAGTTCATTTACAATTTCATGGGCGGCAGTATCGGGAGCTTCATCATACAACGTAATGGTTGGAACTTATGCTGGAGGAGGAAACGTTGTAAATAGTTCTGGTAATACTGGTACCTCTTATCCAGTATCTAGTTTATCTCCAAGTACTACCTATTACGTAACAGTAGCTGCATATAAAACTGGGTATGGCTATGGATCAGACGGCACAACTAGTGCAAATACTACACAGTCATCTGTAGCAACTGTATACGCTGGATCTCAACCAACATTTTATAGAAGCGGTACAACAGTTAAATGGGGATTTGATAATGCATCCTGGACTGGAGCATTTGAGCCATTTGGAGTTGAGTGGGAAGTTAGAAATACGGCATCCGCATCGGGAACTTTGATTGCAGATGGGACAAAAGATTACAGCACTACTAATAAAACAACCTCGGGATTGCCATCTTATTGGCATTATATTGTAGGAAGTCATGCATCTGATCTACCCGCATCAGCAAACGCTAGATATTTAAGATTTAGGATGTATGGACAGAATAGCGTAACCTATGCGTTTATTGACGGCCCTTGGTCTTCATGGTCAGCTTAAGGAATATGATATGATATATAAAGAAGAAAAGTTATTTATTATAAATGGATACCTAAAATCATTGGGTGCCCAAAAGATTATGCTAAATGATAGAATTACTCCTGACCTAACCCAGGAGGAATCTGCTGAAATAAATATCAGCATAGAGTCAATAGATCAGAAGATTCAAGCCATTGAATCTGAAAAAACAAAAATAGAAGAAGGAGAATAAAATGCCAACATACACAGTTCTAACAAATGATGAGAAAGCAGCAATTGCTCAAGCAGAAATTAGAAACCTAGAGTATCAGATGTATACCCTTGAAGTAAGACTTATTGCTGAAAATGCAAAGTCTGATCCAGACGATACAACTGTTTCAACTTTAACTACACTTATTGCTGAAAAGCAAACACAAATAGCAGCACTTTAATTAAAAGAGGAGAATGGAATGTCATATAAAAGCAGAGTCTTAAACGACTTTCCAAACTCATTTTATTTATTAGATGAAGTTCAATCGGGCACTACTAATACATTTACCCAACTTTTAGCCCAGTATGCAACATATCAGGCTTTAAAAGATAGTGGTTTAACGTATGGAGAAATAAGCGGAGTGCAGATTTACGACTACTCAGGTAGTCTAAATAACGGTACTGCTTCTTCCGCTTCTTCAAAACAAATAATGCCTTTAGTAACAGGTTCCGTAAGAGGAACTGAGGTTTTAAGCTCAACCACTATTACATATAACCCAAAAGGAATTGCTACAAAGTACTACAAAGATAACTCTTTCTCTATAGAGGCTTGGTGTGCACTTCCAGGATATAACGTAAGCACAACAATAGTTGGAGACACTGCAACAAACACGGGCATATTTTATCAAAACGGCAATATCATATTTAGGGTTGGAGCCAACCAAGTTCAGGCCACAGTATCAAATTCTGAAGTAGTATATATTGTTGGCATATTCCAGAGCAACATCTTGTCCCTATACATAAACGGGTTTATTGCTGATGCATTGCAAATAGACTCATACAAGTTTTCCAATGAGACAGCAACCTTTCAATCAGGACCTTCTACTGGCAGATTTGTAATAGATTGTGTAGGATTCTATAGATACGCCCTCTCTGGTACCCAGGTATTGGCTCATTACAATGAGGGAACCCAGGAAGTAAATATATCTCAAATTGTCGCAGCAGATAATGGATACCTGTTTAGCATGAACACAGAATCTCTAAGACCTAAGTTTATTTACTCATATCCAACATCCAAGCCATGGTCTGAAGTAGCAACGGGCGGGATCTCAATATCTGATGACAATTCCTACATCTATATACCAGAAACAACTACTGCAGCAACTGCAACATTTACATTCACAGACTATTTTATTGTCCCTAACTATTTAAATATAGATACCTCACAGATCCACTGGAGCAATGATGTATCTGGAATTCTTGTAGAGGCAAGTATTGATAATATTACTTGGAGGACTTGTAAGAATGGAAGCCCTCTTCCATATATCAATAAAAACGATAATCAATTCTCACAGATTGTTTATTTAAGGATAACATTATCCTCTGCAGATACAACCAAATATCTTCCAATTCTTCGATCCCTAGAAATAGCTTTCTATACTGGCAAGAACTTCTATAGCGATAATTCAGGATATTATGTATCTTCGGCTTATGACTATTCCCTTCCAAAGTTCAATAGCAAGACATTGTCCTATAATAAGAATAATGGATTGACTATGTATAACGGGCATGGGTTCTCATTGAATTCTATTCCCGCCGTTTCTTGTATAGAAATGATATATACCCCACAGTACAATGAGAATGTGCTGTTCTCAGGGGCTACTAAAAAGTACGAATGGAATGCTGCGGGGGCGGTAACAAAGACAGGCATATCCTCAATTTATGTAAACGGCATAGATAGGACGGCGGAAACAAATGTCTGGAACTTCCTAGTAGTAGATACACCACATCATATTGTAATTAATCTAACATCATCTGATACAAGCATCAAATTTAATCAGAATCAGAATGACACCAAATCGGGTATAGGGCATATGTATAATAACGTAGCCGTATATGAGAGTGCCCTATTGACAAATACTATAGCGAACCACTATTTGCTATATACGGGGAACACTATAAATCAGATCAACGATACTTCATTCTCACTAATAGAGTCATCCTCTGGTGACGATTCTACTCCTTTCTTTCTAACTGTGGTAGAACCAGAGTCAGTTAGCCTGTAATTTTGTCCAAGAGATGGACAAACTCTAGACTTTAGCACGAAATAATGGTATGATTTATGTCTATGGATATGAGTAAAGCTAAATATAACATTAACGAAGAAGAGTCGATCCTGGGCATATATGTCTGGGAGATGCCAAACGGTAAATGGATTGGGGATGACGATGGGAACTTTCTTTCAGTCACGTCCAAAAAAGGCAATAGATCCAACATCGATGCTTTGGCTAGAGAAGTTCGCTCGTTCGGCATATACGAAGGCGGGCCTAAATTTCTTTCAGCTAGAAGGAAAATTGATGATGAAGAATTCGAGTATCAAAAGCAAAGACTCAACTGGGGACTAGTTCCTGATCCATATGATATTGGTAACTATAAAGACGAAATGAAGAAGTTAGGTGGTTTAAGATGACAGTAGAATTCCTAGGTGAGGATAGCTCCGAAAACCTTATTGATATATCAAACACAGCCGATTGGTTCTCTTTTAAAAAAGATGAAAAGAACAATGATCCATTTGCGGTAAACCTTGAAGAGATAAAGAAACTCAGAGGTCTTGGCTCATCATTTAAACGCAGAATTAATAGAGAGTTCTCAAAGTCATTTGCTGGTATTGAGAATACTGGATCACAGCAGAACTTGCTTGCACAGGCCATAACTGGCTATGCAATGTTTGATCTGATTGAGCCTCCATATAACCAAGAATATCTTTCAAAGGTATATGAGATTTCAACATATAACTATGCAGCAATTAATGCCAAGGTCGCCAATATTGTTGGCCTAGGATATGACTTTGTTGAGACAAAGAAAACAAACGATGCCTTTGATTCTATTACAGATGATAAGCAATTAGAAAGAGCCCGTAGAAAGTTAAACAAACTACGCCAGGACATGCATGCTTGGCTAGACACAACGAATGCTGAAGACACATTTACACAAACTTTAATTAAGGTCTACACAGACTATGAAGCGACAGGAAATGGCTACATTGAAGTAGGTAGAACAACAGGCGGAAACATTGGATATATTGGACATATTCCAGCAAAGACAATGCGTGTCCGTAGACTAAGAGATGGCTTTATTCAATTGCTATACGGCAAGGCTGTATTCTTTAATAACTTTGGAGACACCGAAACAGAGAATCCAATTGCTGGGCAAGAAGATCGCCCAAATGAGATTATTCATTTTAAGAAGTATACACCGATGAACAACTATTATGGTATCCCAGATATTATTGCTGCACAGGTAGCACTTGCAGGTAATGAATTATCTGGTCGATATAACCTAGACTACTTTGAAAACAAAGCGGTCCCAAGATATATTATTACAGTAAAGGGAGCAAAGCTTTCTCCAGAGTCAGAGCGTAAATTGCTTGAGTTTTTCCAAGTTGGATTAAAGGGAAAGAATCACAGATCCCTATATGTCCCACTTCCAGCAGACAGCCCAGACTCAAAGGTTGAATTTAAAATGGAGCCAATTGAGGCGGGCAATCAGGAAGGCTCATTTGAGAAATATCGTAAATCAAATAGAGACGAAATCCTATTGGCTCACCGTGTCCCAATTAATAAAATTGGAACTCCAGAGGGTGTAAATTTGGCAGTCGCAAGAGATGCTGATAAAACATTTAAAGAGCAGGTTTGCCGACCAGCCCAAATGACACTTGAGAAAAAAATAAATGCAATATTTGATGAAAAGACAGATGCCCTGACTTTAAAGTTTAATGAATTAACTTTAACCGATGAGGATACCCAGTCTAAAATTGATGAAAGATATTTGCGTATGCAGGTAATTACCCCTAATGAAGTTAGAATTAGAAAGGGCATGATCCCACTAGATGGCGGAGACGATATGGTCGATTTAAAAGGCCAAGACGCCGCAGAGCAAAGAGCCCAAGCAGGAAATACAAGACAGAGATCCCAAGACCGTCAGGCAGCCGCTCCAGATATTGATGGAGAAGGCAGAAATGCTAAAGGCGACGGAAGACAGGTTGACTAAGTCCACTCAACTGTTATTTGCTTTATAGTCTATAACACTATAAAATTAAGCATATGAACATTGAAAAGTCTTTATGGACCAGTAACGGCAACGTTATTAATCTGTCGGTACCTTTTACTAAAGTTAACCGTGAAAAGAGAACCGTATCTGGATTTGCAACCCTAGACAATGTTGATCAGACTGGTGATGTTGTAACAGCAGAATCAAGTCTCAAGGCATTCGAAAATTTCCGTGGAAACATTCGTGAGATGCATGGATCAAATGCGGTAGGCAAGATGGTTTCTTTTAAGCCAGAAACTTTCTACGACCCAAAGTCAAAAGAGTTCTTCAACGGAGTGTATGTCGATGCATACATCTCAAAGGGCGCACAAGACACCTGGGAGAAAGTTTTAGACGGAACTCTATCTGGATTCTCAATCGGCGGAAAGATTCTTGAGTCAGACAATGAAGTTAACAAGGCGAGTGGCAAGACCGTAAGATTTATTAAGAACTATGAACTAATTGAACTTTCTATTGTTGATTCACCAGCAAATGAACTTTGTAACATTCTTTCTATCCAGAAGGTCAATGGACAATACATTGCAAAGGGAATTGCAGTAGGAGTAGTAACTGAAAATATATTTTACTGTGCAGACAGTGATTCTGTTTTTATCTCAACAGATAAAACATATGACTCTCCAGTATCTGGAAAGCCAGCAGAGTTAATCGGATGGGTTGAAAGCTCAGATGTTAACAAAGCAAAAGAGATAGATAAGATTCTTGATGCATACAAGCATTCAAGATTTACGTTGCCTGAAACACAAACAATTGCAAAACAGGCAAACGCAGAAGGAGGTAATGAAATGTCAGATAATACAGAAAACGTAGTTGTCGAAGATGTTGCAGTAGAGGCACCAGCCGAAGCAGTAGCAGAAGAAGCAGCCGTTGAAGATACAGCAGTTGTTGCAGAAGATGCAACTCCAGCTGAAGCTCCTGCAGATGCAGTAGCAGAAGACGTTCCTGCCGAGACTCTGGAAAAAGCAGCCGAAGTATCAGAAGATAAGGTTGATGAACCTGATTTTGCGAAGATGTTAGGCGATCTAAAAGGCTTTTTCTCAGAAACTC